GAACTTTCTAAACATCTCTTTAGGATAACCACCCTCACAGATATGTCCAGCGTGCATTTCAAATCCGTTGACTTCTAGGTGACCCATACAGATATCTGCGTAGGTCATTTGAATACCCCTCATGACAGATTCATAGTTACTCTCATTAATCCAAGGTAACAAATGAATACCAACACCATCGAACTCTTCAGTACATGGATGGTCATAACATTTAATGTTGGGGTATTTCTCATCTCCAGGCCCACCAAGTAATTCAAACAGTGAATTAATCTCGTTTGTGTTCCTGTAGTAAGTATCGTGGTTTCCCACAATCATATGCATCGTGATATTTCTATCAACGATTGGTTTTATAAACTGCTCACGAAAGTCTTTTGCAATCTTATATGAAATAAACTTACGTCTATCCATAACATCGCCCAAGTGAATAACCGTATCAATACCATGTTCATCCAAATAAGGAAAGAATTCCTCTCTCCAGAATTTGTAGAAGTGGTCATTGAAGGCTAAACTGTCATTGCGAGCACCAAAGTGGGTATCAGTTATCAGTGCTATCTTCATTATAAAATAATTCTAATCCTTTTGGTTTAACTGCTTTTTTCTTAGGTTTGTAAACATCTTCTTCTGGTAAGAAGTTCTTTTGTAGGTAGTCCACGAATGGATTACCCATATCTCCAGCATCAATCAAGTTTTCATCCACTGTCATATTCTCAATTAACTTGTTCTTCACATGAGACTGTTTCTTTTCTTTCTGAATCCGTCTAAGGAATGCGTAGTAAATTATCTGTGTAAAATATGCAAATGGATTGTTTGATTTCTCTGGATTAAAGTTGTGTACATATTGCAAACAATTTTCGATACCATCAGATATCATTTCATCTCTATATGTGTAGTTGATAAAATTAGGTCTGTATGATAAATGATTTGCAATCTTTAGAAAGCATTCACCAATATAGTTGGTAATAGGTGGTTGTGGTTTACCTTGCTCTTCTGCCTCACGACATTTTGCTTTCCACTCCACCATCGCTTGTAGAAATTCTTTGTTGTTTACATAATGTGGTTTTTTCTTTTTTTCTATTGCCATAGGTCTTTCCCATTAATTAGATACAATATACCAAATGACATACCAATTGTCAAGGAGTAAATTTATTTTCAAAAACATCTTGACTTTCCCTTGACAAGACGGTATTATCCCTATGTAGGGTTTGAGAATGAGTTAATGTATAGTGTTCTTATCTGGGAATGGAATGATGTTCTCAAACTCTTCATCTTCAATACGCTGTAAATCTTCATCGGTTGGTTCATCCCAAACCCTACCGTTGTCACTAAGTGTCATCTTAGTTACACAATGTTCGTAAAATCGAACAAGACCGATTGATGCATCTGATATCGCAATGATACTATTTTTATTTAAATTGGCAATCTGAGTTTCGCTTACAGTTAACCATCTTGAAAGTGCCATACTTTCAATTAGTCCACCATCTACGGCTTTCGGATACAAATTAACTTGTAATGGATTGGTCACTTCTATATAAGGTCTACTTTTATCAGCAGAACTAATCACCGTTATAATCTCTTCCCCATTAGAAAGTTTTAAGACTTTTGTTTGCTTTTCCATCTTTATCCTTTATCTATAGAGATTTGTTTAATATCATAATCAAACTCTTCTTCATTGTATATATTTATTCGTTCCATAAAGTGACGTAATGTGAAATTCTGTTTTCCCTTGTGGGTAAAATCATCTGCAATGTCTACCAATCGAGCTGCGTCCTTATTGTCACCAAGTCGCAACGCACGGCCAACGGATTGCAAGACTCTAATTCTACTTTTGGATGGAGATGCGAACACGATGTTGTGAAGATTACGAATATTGATACCAGTAGAAAAAGTACCATACGATGCAACGATGACCGCATCCTTCTCGTTTTCAGTAATTGAGCGAATCTCTTCTCTTGTCTGTGTGTCTGTTCCACCATAAACGTAAAACACCTTCCTATCTGTTAAGGAGTTATTTATCAATGCGTGTAATACGTCACCATGTTTTTCGACAAACTGGAATAATACTAATGTATTGCCTGTTAAGTGTTTTGTCAAGTCCACAATGAATTTATTTCTACGTTCATCACGAACAATTAAGTCAACCTCATCTTGATACGATAGGTCTTTCATATATTTACAATCAGCATCTGGATATCTTAACACAATACATTCAACCTTGAGTTTTGCAAGTGTATCACTATCCATCAGTTCCTTAGTTGTCGTTACTTTGTTTACTGAACCAAATAGACCCTCTAGTACCAACCTATGTGTTTGCGTTCCGTCAAGCGTACCTGTGAACCCATGACGGTACTTACAATTGACCATCTTGTTCATAATACCTGTAAGTGATTTTGATTTAAATATGTGAACCTCATCACCAAGAATACAACTAAACTGGTCAAACCATTTCTTTTGCATCTTATAAACTGATTGCCATGTGGATATTGTAATGGGTTTTGTGATGTTCTTTGAATGACCTTGGTATATCTTTTGCATCATAGATTCCTTGAATCCATAATCAATAAAGTCTGAATGCATCTGTTCTACCAGTGATGTTGTGGGAACAAGAATAAGAATATTACTTTCTGTCTTTGCTGCATACCATACAGACAGGATATAGATGATTAACGATTTACCACTAGCAGTAGGGCTAAGAAGGAGACTGCGATTGTTTCTGATTGCATAATCCAGTGCGGCCATCTGGTAATCACGAACCTGTATAGAAGTTCCCTTGGACTGAGGTGACACTCTTCCAATAAAAGTATCCAGTTCGCCATCTCGTAATCGTTCTTCATTTTTTACTCCATCTTTATATTCAATTTCTATTTCATTGCGTTTTGCAAACTCTTCAATGTATGATAATAGTCCAAAGTATATTTCACCAGTTTGTATTGAAAACAAACGTATCTTTCCATCCCACATACGACTGCGATACTGTGGCATAAACTTAGCGCCTGGCACCTCAAACGTAAAAAAATCTGAGAGTTCTCTTGCGATACCCTTATCAGTTTCTATAGTAAGATATACGTCATTCTTTTTGGAGATAATCAAATCGAACCTTCCATGAATCTCTTCCAATCAATCGCATTCTTAATTTGAAATCCACGATTGTTTAACATCTTGCACATCTTTTCTGCATGGTCTACCATTGCCTTATGGTATTCCACTGTGTGTTGAGATTCAATCAACTCCTTATCACCTTCCAAATAAATTGGAACATCCTGTTTTAGTATCTTTAAATCTAGGGGTTTTTCTTTGTAAACTTCTGGGTCTGCTTTACCACCATAGTATACCCACTTTTGTCTGTAGAGAATACGATGTTTGGATTCAACCTGTTTCAATAACAAGTTCCAACGTATGAATATTTTTAGATATTTCCCATAGAGTTCTGGGGTCTTGAGAGATTCGATATCCAGTTGGGTATCATCAATCTTTAAGTCCTTGGCGGACATTTCTTGTAGTTCTTCTAAATTCATAATGTATCCTTCAAATCAAAGGGATGAGATTGCATATCTTCCTTGCGTTAGATATATTGACCGTTTGGGTCTATGGTAGGTGTTCAAGGGTTTTGAACCTCATCCTAACCTATTTATAATGTATGTAACGTGTAAATCTTATATGTAAACGTCACGTTTGCTGTCAAGTATGTTATATCACCTTCTTGTTGATTATATGCAAGACCACTCAATGCAACAGGATAGATATCTTCAAATCTTGCTTCCACAATGGGATTATTTTTTGCAGATGTGATTGTTAGTGTCGCATCAGAAAACATTCCAGAAATATTTTCTTGTCCTGCTGGTTTACCTTGTGATGGAACAGTTTCTTGAGCTTCAGTCTTTAATGTACCAAATTGTGTTCTGGATTGTGGAAAACCAATACCAACCATCCAGTTATGTACTTCTGTGTAATTTCTTAGTTTCTCATCTACAAGAAACGTAATTTCTAGATTTTCGTATGTAAGGTCATCACCCATTATGGGGATGGACTTAAATGGAGTTGGAAATATTGCCTCACCAAGATTGATGCCTGGCAAGTTCGCCGCAGTAGTAAAGAACTCTACTATCGGTAATTTTTTGATACTGAACTTAAACTTGGTTGGGTCTGCGTAGTCTAGTTCAGTTGGTTGTCTACTTAATGAATTTATCTGTACCATACAACTATTTATACAGAAAAGAAAAAGGGGAAACCGAAGTTTCCCCTTTTGATAGGTTGGTTAGCCCAACTCTTATTATTACATAAGGTTGACGACTTGAACTCTTCTGTAGTAGACGTTATCATTTGAACCAAGTGATACGTCAGTTGCAGTAGCAGTCGAGAATGGGTTCTGTGCAAGACCGTATCTTGTTTTGAAACCAATCTTAGGCTGGAATGTGTTCTCACCAACTGCACGAACCATCTGAAGTGGAACGTATGGGCAGTAGAAGACACCAGCATCGTAAGGTGAAGAACCTTTGTAACCCACAACAAAGTACTGTTTTGCAGCAGCGTTTGCCATGTATGGGTCAATGTACACTTTGTAACGACCATTCAATGTACCAGCGAAAGTGTTACCAGCGTCATCGACTTGAAGGTTGTTGTTAAGAGCAGGAGTGTAATCTAATACACCAGCCATTTGAAGTGCAGATGCAACATCAGATGAACAGATAATTAAGTTACCTTTACCTCTACGAGTTTGTTGAGCAATTACGTTAGCATCTCTCTCAACTTGGAACATCAGACCCTTGAACTTCTCAACAGACCAACGACCATTTGAGTCAGTGTCCATGTCGAAGATACCAGAGTTAGTAGTATCAGTCTGAGCACCTGGCTTTGCAGCCTTGTAGATAGACCTTACAACTTCTCTGTTGATT